GGCTTTTAAAGCAGTACCAGTAGTGTGTTTTACCTCTGATGGTGTAAACATGAAAGTACTAGCTTTAAGACACAGTGTGGCTCAAGTGTATGCAGACACTCAAGTCTACGTTCATGATGATACAAAAGATAGTTATGAAAACGCTTTTTTAATCTCTAATCTTACGACCCATAATATTTTATACTTAAATTATAGCATTAAAACATTAGAAATATTAAATAAGTCAGGAATAGCTGCAATTGCTTTACAATCACTTGAAGAATTATTCACATTAATAAGGTGTAATTTCACTTATGATTATGAACTTGATATAATATATTTACATGATTATTCATATTATACCAATAATGAAATTAGAACAGACCAACATTGGATAACAAAAACAAATATTGAAGAATATTTACTACCTGGATGGAAATTAACATATGTTGGTTATAATGGAAGTGAAACTAGAGGACATTATAACTTTTCATTTAAATGTCAAAACGCTGCAACAGATGATGATCTAATAATTGAATACATTTATTCAGAAGCGTTGGACTTCCAAAATTTTATGTTAAAAAAGATAAAGGAAAGAATGACTACATCGTTGCCTATAGCTAGATTATCTAACAGAGTATTTAGGGATAAGTTATTCCCATCATTATTGAAAGAACATAAGAATGTAGTGAACGTTGGTCCGCGTAATGAATCTATGTTTACATTTTTAAATTATCCAACTATAAAACAATTTTCAAATGGTGCGTATTTAGTAAAAGATACTATAAAATTAAAACAAGAACGATGGTTAGGTAAAAGGATATCTCAGTTTGATATTGGTCAGTATAAAAATATGCTGAATGTTCTTACAGCAATTTATTATTACTATAATTTATATAAAAGTAAACCAATTATATATATGATCGGATCTGCTCCATCTTATTGGATATATGACGTTAGGCATTATTCCGATTTTTTCTTTGAAACTTGGGATCCATTGGACACACCATATTCATCAATCCATCACAAAGAATTATTTTTTATAAATGATGTGAAGAAACTGAAGGATAACTCAATATTGTATATTGATATAAGAACCGATAGGGGCAATGCTGATTGGAAAAAATGGAGAAAGACAGTAGAAGAACAAACTATTAATAATTTGGACATAGCTTATGAATATTTACGAACGGGTAAAGCGAAGGTGTGTTGTGTTAAGATGACAGCTATGGATTTGGAACTGCCAATTTCAGCTAAATTACTGCACCACCCAACTACGGAAATAAGATCAGAATTTTATTTATTACTAGATACTTGGGATTTAACTAACATTAGGAGGTTCATTCCTAAAGGCGTGTTATATTCATTTATAAACAATATAATAACTGAAAATGTGTTTATTCAACAACCATTTAAAGTAAAAGTACTGAATGATAGTTATATTGTAGCGTTATATGCATTATCAAATGATTTTAATAATAGATCAGAAGTAATTAAATTAATTAATAATCAGAAACAATCTCTAATAACTGTTAGAATAAATAATACGTTTAAGGATGAACCAAAAGTTGGGTTCAAAAATATCTATGATTGGACCTTTCTTCCAACCGACTTTGATACCAAAGAAGCTATAATTACTTCATACGACGGTTGTTTAGGACTCTTTGGTTTGTCTATATCGTTAGCATCAAAACCAACAGGGAATAATCATTTATTCATTTTAAGTGGTACAGATAAGTATTATAAATTGGATCAATTTGCTAATCACACCAGTATATCGAGAAGATCACACCAAATTAGGTTTTCGGAATCTGCTACTTCATATTCAGGTTATATATTTAGAGATTTGTCCAATAATAATTTTAATCTAATTGGTACTAATATAGAGAATTCAGTATCAGGTCATGTATATAATGCTTTAATTTATTATAGATATAATTATTCATTTGATCTTAAACGCTGGATTTATTTACATTCTATAGATAAAGTTGATATAGAAGGAGGAAAGTATTATGAACTCGCACCAATAGAATTAATTTATGCATGTAGATCAGCAAAAGAATTTGCTACATTGCAGGATGACTTAACTGTATTGAGATATTCAAACGAAATAGAGAATTATATTAATACAGTATATAGTATAACATACGCTGATGATCCGAATTACTTTATCGGAATACAATTTAGAAATATACCATATAAATATGATGTTAAAATACCGCATTTAACCTTCGGAGTATTACATATTTCTGATAACATGGTGCCAGACGTGATTGACATACTAAAGATAATGAAGAATGAATTATTTAAAATGGATATTACGACCAGTTATACATATATGTTATCAGATGGAATCTACGTAGCAAATGTTAGTGGAGTATTATCTACATACTTTAAAATCTATAACGTATTTTATAAAAATCAAATAACTTTTGGCCAATCCAGAATGTTTATTCCGCACATAACATTAAGCTTCAATAACATGAGAACAGTAAGGATAGAGACTACTAAATTACAAATTAAATCCATTTATTTAAGAAAGATTAAGGGTGATACAGTGTTTGATATGGTTGAGTGAGCTAAAAACTTAACACACTAGTCATGATGTGACC